ATCTTCCTCACTCTCTCCGTCGCCATCGTCGTAATCCTCCGCACGTGCAATCTCAGTGCCGAGCATGATGGGGGACTTGAACTTGCCTTTGTTCGGGCAGTCCGCGCAACCTTCGGGGTTCGCAGTCTCAAACGTGGAGCAGAAGTGCGGTCCACCAATGTCCAGTGCTTTCCTCTCTGTCTCACCGGGAGCGTAGTTGGGGTGGTCTTTTGAGATGAAGTGGATAGCCCACTCCCTATCTTCACAGAACGTGGCGATGGAAAGCGCCGACCGCCACATGTTGTAGTCAATGTCGGCTTGGTTCTCATAGCAATGCTGGATCTGCTTGCACCCCTCCCCTGCTGCGGTCTTCATCAGGATGGTCTTGAACCGCTTTACTCGGTTCTCAAACATGGACTCCATCAACGGGCTGAGTCGGCGCGGGATAAAACTCCTATCTTCTTCAGGCTCATCCGCACCGATGAGGTCTTTCCAGTATTCGTAGGACTGCGCTTCGTACGCAGAAGACAGCACCCGCACCTCGATGGGGTTTTCTGTGTCCTTAAAGTTGTACGTGCCGGGTACTCGCAACACGCGAGACGCTTCAAACACTGACGTATCCACAATCAGGTTTGCTTCCAGCGCCAAATCGCGCAGACGTTTTGAGAGCGACTCCCACACGTTGCGGCGCAATACTTCTGTCAGGATCCAGTAGAAATGAAGTCCGTTACCCGAGTCCACGATGATCGGACGAGGCAGTTTTTTCTGGATGCAGAAGTCTCGCACTGCTGCCAGACCTGTGGCTTGGTCGATGTAGCCCTTTACCTTGCCGTTTTCATCCGGCGCGGCTTTATCCTCGCCGCAGTCAATGTCCATCCACAAAGCACGGAAGAACTCGGCGTTGTCGTGCTTGCGATTGTTTAGTTCCCCATACTTGGCGCAGCCGAAGTATGCGTTGAATCCGTTGGCTGTCAGCCAGTCGATGTGCTCATTGAAGGCTCCCCTATCCTCAAAGAATTTTTGGCTTATATATTTTCCGATGCCGAGAGCACAGTACCGCCCTTCTGTAGGGAGCACTGTATCCAGCAAGTCGAAGTTGCTTGTCATTGGGCACCACAGATTTAAAACAGTGCGGAGCATGGCTCCGCACCGCCCGGATCATTTGCGTAGGGAATCTATGAGCTTCTCTACGGCCAGCACAACATCTTTGCTGGGTTCGTGTCTCCCTTCAAACCAGTTGTAGATGGTCTGTCGAGAGACACCGATATGCTCAGCAATCATGCGTACAGGTACGTCATTGGCAATACACAGACGCCCAAGTGCAACACCTAGCAGTTTGATGCTGGCGCGTTTATTCGCCGCAACAATGCTTTGGCTATATCCGTAGGTCATCACTTACCCTTGTTCGCTCCACGCAGAGACAACATCCGCGAGGCTAGCCTTGGTGGTCGGCTCAACATCAGCCTTCTTACTCGGGCGCTTGACAGGTTCTTCTTCCTTGGCAGCAGGAGCAGCCAGAGCGGGAGCCTTGGTAACACCGTCGGCTTGCGAAGGCGTCATGAGAACCATGGCCTTCACTTGCTCATTAGCCGCGACCTTGGTAGTCACTTCATACTCTTCACGGTTGATGTACCGAGTCGGAGCGAACAGCACGGATTGATTGTCGTTGTTCTCATTGAACGCAATCTTGGTGACCATGTAGTCAATGCTCTTGCCGTTGCTCTGGAGATGCTTTGAGTAGTTCTCAAAGGTCAGCATGTCGTTCGCACCGTCGCCAAACAACGACTTGGATGCGAGGTTCATCTGATACACCTCTCCCTCCAGACTGGTGCCGAAGTCCTGCTCAAGCAGCACGGCGATGCGACGGCTATACCGACAGGCTTTGGACTGCCCCTGACCAGAACCTTTGACGTTGTTCGGGCAGTCGTTGCAGTTACGGGCCTGAGGGTTAGTAGCCTTGGCATCAGGCACTCGACCGTCATTGCTGAAGCAGTCGGGGGCAGTCGGCTCAGAGTCCGGCGACCACGCCTTAGCGTAGAAGATGCGGCCTACATGCGGCGAAGCGTTAACGACAACTGCGTTAAGTTCACCCTTCATCTTGCCCATTTCCTCACCGCCGACCACGAGACGGAAGATTCCGTTCTTCGGCACGATGCGCTTTACGCCCGCTGCTTTACCGGCGAGTTGCTTGGTGAGTTCGCTGACCCCTGCTTGTTGCAGGAAGTCGGGCATTGCTTGGTTCAGTACGAGGTTACCCATCTCTAACTTTCCTTTGAACGTCTAACAGTCACGGAGAATTGCCGCTCGATGTTTAGTCCAGCGGGTTGTACGTCTGGATTCTCTTCAAGAAACTGCTTCATGTGCGACTGATGAAGTCGTTTCTCCAGCAAGGGGAATGCATCGTGCTCTTTGATGAACCGATACATAGAATCCCAGTCATTCGTCCAGTACCGCGACTTGAGTGAACGGATGACTGTCCCTGCATTTGTGCGGATGCTGTCTGCGCCGAGGCTTTTGCAGATCTCTAGCATCTCTTGTTCAAGAACCTCCATATCTTTTGCGATCTCTGCATCACGCTGCTCAAACTCTTTGGCGAGCGTGTTGCGCGTGTCACGCATCTTGATGTAGAGGGCCGTAAGCTGCTCCAGTGGAGTGCCTGATATCGTTGTAGGAGTGTCCATGTCCAGAACTGTACCGACCTGTTTTGACTTTGTCAAGTCGTTTCGTTGATCTCTTGTTTGTACAGGTCAATGATCTGTTGATGGTCGTCAATCTTGCCCCGCAGCAGCGTGTAGATGCGGCCTTCGATGGGACTGCCTGTGACATGCACGATGGTCATGGCGTTCTTCTGGCCGGGGCGGTCGATCCTAGCATTTGCTTGCAGGTATGTCTCTACGCTGGTGATTGGTGCGTACCAGATAATCGTATCGGCTGCGGTGAGCGTGAGACCGTGTGACGCTGCTTGAGGCTGTATGACAAGCACTGACGGGTTGGCTTCGTTTTGAAATCTTTTGATGATCTCGGCCCTGCGTGACACAGGCACATCACCGTTGATCACGTCGCACGTGATCTTATGCTGCGTGAGGTAGTCGTAGACTTTCTTGATGGTGTGCGTGAACGGTACGAACACCAAGACTTTGTTGGAGGCTTCGTCGATCACTTCCTTCACTACTTGCAGTCGGCTACTTGCGTCAAAGTCCACGATCTCTTTGCTGTCGGCATACACAGACCCGCACGCTATTTGCAGTAGCTTGTTGATCTTCACAGCGGCGTTGACTGCTGAGATGTCCTCACCCGCAGCCTCCATCAGCATGTCGGACTTCAGCTTCGCGTAATACTTGGACTGCTGCGGAGTCATCGGCGCGGCTCTGTCGAGATACGTTACCTCTGGTAGGTCGATGCACTCACGCTTCTCAAATCGGATGGCGGGTTGCAGCGCCTTATGCACGATGGCTTTGGCTTCCGGGCGAGGAATCCAGCGATACTGCGTTATTGGCGTCATCACCATGTCGCGGTACTGCCCGAAGAAAGCGGGAACATTGTTAGGGCTCACCAGCTTTGCCAGTCCATAAGCATCCTCCGGTGACTGCGCGGCGGGAGTGCCCGTCAACATCCACAAACCCTTCACGCGCTTCATGATGTCGCGCATGGTTTTCCAGCGGGTTGTCTGTGCGTTCTTGTACGCAGACGCTTCGTCAATCACTATGAGGTCGAAGCCCCCATTGATGATCTCGTTCTTGCAGATATGTACGCCATCGAAGTTGATGACGACGTACTCGGCTCCGGCCTTGATGATCTCTTTGCGTTTGTTGGCGCTACCGTAAGCGATATCTACACGACGATGCACAGCGAACTTGAACAGGTCTTGTTGCCAAGCCGAGTGCATGATTGAGAGGGGGCATACGATAAGTACTCGCTTGAGTACCTTCAACTTCATCAGGTAGTCGGTTGCCCAGATCACTGAGGCGGTCTTGCCCGTGCCTTGCTCGTTGAAACAAAACGCTTTGGGCTTGCCCGCCAAAAACGCCGCAGTTTCTTTTTGGTGAGCAAAGGGTGTGAGCCCCGGAGGGCACGGCCAGTTGTAGTTCTCCATTACTTTTTACTCTCCCGTTTACTAACTTCAGACACGACTTTGTGCTGGGAGTTCCGCTTGAACGAGCGGTTGCCCGACGCACTCTCTAACTTCACACCTTGCTTGTTAGTGCCACCTTTGCTAAGCGCAACCCGGTGCGCCAAGTCTTTACCTTCCCTCGCATCCGCAGCACCGTTACCGTTTTGGTCCGGGTGCTTCTTGTCAAACAACTCTCGCGCTCGTTGACGCTCCAGTCGGCTGCGATCTTCTCCACGGGCTTTTTGTTGCTGGTATTCCTTCTTGTACGGACGGGGCTTGTTAACGTAGGGCATGACTAACTCCTGTTGTGCTCGCAAGTTTTAACTGGACAGAACCGACACAGCGGTCCACGGATTGGGTTCCACACTCCAGTTTCCTTAGCCTTCTGCAAACGGTCAAGGTCTACTACCGCAGGCTGAATGTATTCGCGCTTCAGTGACACTTCGTGAGACTTCTTGACAATATCGTTGCTAACCACGAACAACAGTGCCGACTTGATATGGGTGATCTCAGGGAAGTGAGCAAACACAGCCACCGCCATGTAGTCCAACTGTTTAGTGTCGGCGTAGCGAGCGTTCTTGCTGGTCTTGTAGTCAACCATGTGGGCGAGTTGCTTCTCTTTGTCCACAATAAGCAGATCGATGATCCCGTGCCACCACACGCCTTTTGCGTGAAACGCGCAGGGGGATAGATCTTCTTTAAGCCCCAACTCCAGTTCGCAATGCCGCTCGCCGGGGATGTTCTTCAGTGCATCAAGGATCGGCTCCATGTACCCATACTTGGGAGGTACAGGCACCCCGTCTCGCATGTGATCTTCAGCAGCTTTATGTACGGCGCTACCGTAGAGCGCAGCCTCGTGCGGTTTATCAACGACATCCTGCGCTACTTTGATGTGGTAGTACTTGCGCGGGCACTGCTGAAAAGTCTTAAGGCTGCTGAAAGACCACGTGATAGTCATAGCGGGATCCAAGTTGCGGGTTGTTTGTCTTTCATTCTAGCTAAGCGTTTCTTTGCGAGGTAGATCATTCGGCGTTCGGGACTCTTGTTGAGGCGATCCCGATAGGCTTGCGCGATCTGCGCTGGGGTCTTGGCTTTGGGCCTCGGTTTGTCTTTGCCTTCTCCTGCTATCCATAGCGCACGGGGGTAGTCTTCCCGATCCCATGCGCAGATGTACACCTCGCCTTCACTGCGAAACCTACGCAGCAGCTTGCCAAGGTAGTGCGGGTCCATAAAGACCTCACGTGCCAATTCGTTGACTGTCATCGGGTGGGTCAACTTACTTAGGATCTTGTCCTTGCTGCTGTTTCTTTTCAAGTTCGCTCACCAGTCGGTTGATGTACCACTGCGCTTTACGCACATCCTCAAGCCCGTTCTTCGCCTCGAATCTCCAAAGATACTTCACGGCGTTCGCGGTGCAGACTGCTTCGATCCCGGTCTTGTTGATGGTCGCGGCTTTGATGGCGTCGATGCACTCGATCTCACCTTGACGGTAGTGGTTGGGGTTGATGTTGTCAGTCATGTGCTTTTGTATGTAGTCGCCGAGTGTTTGAGGTGCTGCTTTCATGTTTTGATCCTCCTGTGTTGACGGCACTGCTCTTTAATATGGACGGGTACATCCGGACCAAACTCAGCCGCACCGCACGGATCACTAGAGGTGCGAGCAAAGATAAGAATGACGGCGATAGCAATAGCAAGAATCACCAATACTGCTTTGTCTGTAGTGCTCATTTCTTTCCTTCGATTTTGTTGAGGGCGTCCACCTTGGCAGTGGTCAGTTCGATCCGTTTCGCAATGTTTCCAGCCCACACGGATAGCGCAGTGGCAAGCCGAAAGGCGCTAGTCCATTCTTGCTTTGTAACTGCTTTATCAACCATTGACGCGAGTCGCCTCAGTACAACCACATCCGATTCTGCTGCCGCGAGTTGTGTCTTGATATCGGCCCGCAGTTCTTGACGGGCAGCAGTCTCACGCCGCAACTTCTGAGCAACAATGACTCCGGCCATCATTTGCGCTCTTTGTTTTGGCGTGATTACTTTTTTCACTTCTCTAGCCTTATTCGGCTGGTTTAGTGTTGAGAACCTCGCGCAGAGCATCGATGGCCCTGTCGCGGTAGTGAGCCTGCTGCGGGTGCTTGATAGCAGAGTGGTTCTCAAGAGCATCGAGGGCCACTGCACAGGCCAAGTGCAATCGGCGCAGTTCAGAATTTTGCGCTTGAAACAGTGCCGAAGTGAGTGCTGTGACTTGCGCTTGGCAGGCTTGCAGAGGCGTCGGCTCTGGCGGTAGAAGATTGCCTTCCGCATCAAACCGCTGAGGCATACAGACCGGGCATTGCTCCCAATGTTCGCACTTGCATTTCTTCATTCCTTCCCTCCCAAAACTTCACGCAGTGCAGCGGTAGTCCCCTCAAGGTCAGCACCGTATGCGCCGCGCTCTAAGTGCCACTCAAGCGCCTTCAGGGCCATCTCACAGACTTTGTGATACCGGCGAATCTCTGCGGTGTTGCTGTACATCATCGAGCGCAGTTCATCCCGCTGGGCTTTAATGCACTCGGGGCGGTCGCATTCGTAGGAGCAGGTGTGCGTACTCATTTCTCTCCCCTTGCGCGGATGGCGGCGGCGCAATACCGAGCCTCTGAAACGTGTTCAGCCGCGTAGAAATCCGTTTCGTACCCGTAATCTTTAGCGCGCTGCTCACAAGCCTTCGCACACGCCTCACGCTCGGCAGCGGCGACAAGGGCGGCGAAGCGTTCAATTGCTTCTTGGTGTGGCGATACCCACGCTTCATCTTCTGCCAATAAGCCAGCCTCCCGAGCCATTGCAATGATGTCGTCTCTGTTCATTGGTTCACCCCACGCTTCTTTCTGACACCGATCCCACGTTCCACCCACCCAGTCTTCCATTTCTTTTGGGGTTATCGGTTTGTTCATTTCCTTTTCCTCGGTAGTGGCGACCACGCCACAAAGTTAGAGTCGTCCATCCAGTCACCGAAAACTGCGACACCCCCCGACGTCAAAATCAAAAGTTTCACACCACGGGGCGGTGGCTCTTCGTCAGGCTCTCTCCAGTAAACAACTCCTGACGCAGCAGGCATGTTGGCGTTCTCGCTCACACTTCTATCCTTACCGCTCAAAGCCACATACCGGCAGCAATCCGAGCCACTTCAATCATGTGCTCGTCGAGTTCGGCTTCACGTGCTTTAATCGCGAGCGCAATAATTTCTTCAATCGGAGCCCGCAACTCAATGGCACGTAGCAGCTCTTGCACTGCTTCTTGAAACGACACCACAATTCTCCTTACAAGTTCGTTTAGATACTCGTCGTATGTCATATCGGCGGGTTTCTGTACTGATCCATGGCATCCGTCAGAGAATCCTTCATGGACTCCATTGCAGCGTTGTAGCCTTTTCGATAAGCCTCATCAATGACGTTCTGCGTTTGTCTGTCGATGCCTTTGCCGATTCCAGACTGCGCCATACTCTTGGCCCCAGCGAGAAACCCTTTTTCGTATTCAGAAAGAGTCTCTCCCATGAACGCCTTCATACCCTTCATAAACCCACGTTCGTAATCGCTCATACCTTCGTGCCCCCCTCATAAGCCTTGGCCAGACCGGCCTGCAGCAGACGGGTGGCAACGTCAGTCCCGTCATCGAGTCGCACCGTTGCGAGGTAGTAGCCCCACTTGCTGATCTTCTGGGTGCAGATAGTGACCGGCTTGTTCAGAACCATGTCACGCATGGCGTTGCCTGCTTCAGTAAATCCCGGTTGCCCACGCTCAGGCGTGTCGATGTGAGCAATACGCAGCCGTTGATGCGTCGTGACCTTGAACCCAAGATCGACTTGGGCGTCTACCGTATCGCCATCAATCACATTGACGATGGTTGCTTTGTACTCATACATTTTCTTTCTCCTTCAACTTGGCAAGAACTTCTCTTCCTTTGTCAGTCAGTCGATCCACAGCCACAAGATTTCCTGCTCGATGCACAGTAGGCCCACTACCGATCAGCCCTCGGGTACGCAGTGACCAGTACGTCATCCACGACCCGCGCTTGCTGTTGAACAACTTGAACCCCCAGCCTTTCTCAAACATCTTGAGCATGAAGATCTGATGGGGAGAGAGTTTGCTCATTTGAGTTGCAGTGCGTTGTGGATTAGGCGCAGCACGTTGTCGATCATCTCGTCGTACACACCGGGGTCGGTGTCCTTGATTACTTGCAGGACAAGTTGCGCTTCACCCAGCACCTTCACATCCTCACAACTAAGGTCAACAACTTCTTCGACCACATCCGTCGCCACTGCATATACCGCTTCATACAGTTTAGGATCGGTGATCGTGATGTTGTCCTTAATTGCTTTCTCGATGATCGCTTCTTTCCTCTCGTCGGTAATCATGTTTCTTCTTCTCCTTGGTTGATAGTCACACTCTCCACAGGGATCTCATACGTCCACCACACAGTGCCGCACTCACACCGCCTACGGCGAGACAGCCAACCACTTTCCAGCTTGCGTGTCTCTAGAACTTTAGATCCCCACTTCCCACACTCGGTGCAGGTACTCATCCTTCAATCACTCCCCTCCCGTCCAGCCTCGCTGAGATTTCCTCGGCCATTGCTGCGTCTCGGATCTTGCTGGGGTTGGTCTTACGAAGAACCCTGATAGCAATCGCACAAAACGTCTCGATGTGCGCCATGTGCTCCTCTGTACGCGAGTCAACCTTTTCACTACCAATACCAATCTCATCGCGGATCCACCCAATCGAAGCCATCAGATCTGCAACAACTTCTTCAAGGTCTGCTCTTGCCCTTGCACTTCTCAAAACGGAGCCTCCTCAAAATCTCCATCAGACTGCGTTTGCTTTTTGCTGTAGCGCCTAAGGTCACGCACTCTGAATACTTTACGTGTGGGAAACGGCCAGCCATCAGTGCCACGGAGAATCACAGTGACCCACTCTCCGTCACGGATAGTTTCGACTACGCCTTTGTGCCCTTCGCAAACTACCTCTTGGCCGACCGTTACCTTCTTCATACTTGGTACGGGATGCCGTTGTTCTCTTTAACCAACTCGACATTGGCCCTGAGCATCCGTAGTTCTACCGCCGCTTGAATAAGCAGTTGCGAAGCGGCCTCCCAGTCTTTCTCCAGCATCGCTCGTTCTGCGGCGTTGACTGCTTGTTTGAGGCCCAGCATGGGGGCAGAGTAATCAATCACGTTCATGGAAGTTCTTTCAGCAAGCGCCGTAGTCATGGCCGACCCCGGCTTCACAGTTAAGCGGAAGATCCGCTGCCCACTTGGGGCGCAGACGCATACACAATTCAACGTACTCTTTACCAGTGTCGGCTTCGTTGTGCGGGATCAGGCAAGCGATGGCGTCATGTACGGTCATCACTACCTTGTACTTCTTGGCGATCATGAGCATCTGCTCACCGATCACGATCCTAGCCAACGCCTGACAGACATTCTCTACAACTTTCCCTCCATATATCTTGTTGACGCCTTTGCGTGAGTCGTACAGGTATTCGGATTCCCCATCCTCATTCTTAACGTAGCGCAAGTTGGGGTAGCGCATGTACAGACCATTCGGCAGGCGTATACCGTTCTTACCCTCTACCTTGAGTAGTTTGTCGCGCCCAAAGTAGCCTACTTTGTTGGAGACGATCCAATCCAGTACTTCATTGGACTTACGCCAAAGTGTGGGAATGGCTGGATACGTCTCTCTGTACTTGCTGATGATGCGCTGGGCCTCCTTCTCGTCGATCTCAACGCCGAAGTTCTTCAGTTGGGCCTGAAACTTAGCTGCGCCCATGCCGTACCCGCTCCCAAGAATCGTAGTCTTGCCAACGAACCGTTCGTCCTTGGTAATGTCGGCTTCGGGTTTGTTGTAGATAGCGGACGCCATGATCTTGTAAACGTCCTCGCCATGATCAAACGCCTCCACCAAGTCATCTTGCCCAGCTAGCCATGCCAGCGTACGTGCTTCAATCTGCGAAGAGTCAGAGTCACAGATCACATACCCCATGGGTGCGACGATGGCATGCTTGAGCGCAGACCCTCTAGGTAAATTCTGCAAGTTGAGTTTGTCGTCACCACCCCACCGACCTGTATGGGCAGCGTAGTAACGCAAAGGCACGGGCATCGGGCCTCGGTTAGCGATCCCAAGGAAACGCTCGGTGCGAGTCTCCTCAAGCGTGGACTTCACTCCAAGGCGAGCGGAGGCTATCGCCTGAACTAAAGAGGACTCATGCTCCAGCAGGGCTTTGAATTCCTCGTCGGTCTTGGCAAACGCATACGTCTCCTTGCCAGTGGTGAGACTCACCTTCGTGGGAGGCTTTACCCCTAGGCTCATAAGGATCTGAGCCAACTTGGGGTTGCTCATCAGATCTTCTTTCGCATACCCCTGCATCAGCATCCCGTCCATCAACTGCTGCTTCTTATGCTGCACGGACTTTAGATGTGCCTTCAACACGCTGGGGCTAAGCTGAAGCATCGGCTCCGAGAACATGCGGATGGTGAGGTCGATCAGTTGTAGTTCGACCTTGGGGAACTCGCCAATCAGTTCGTTTAGTAGGGCATACGTAAGGGTTACGTCGTTACAGCAATACTCGGCAAACCGCTGTAGATCCGCCGAGGAGAAGTCCAACCTGCGCTTACCCTTAGTAAGCAGAACCTCTTCGCCCTTAACGCCTAGCGCGTACCGCTCAGCCAACGCCTTAAGACTGCCGCCAGCCTCCGAGCCATGGATTGCACGAGCCATGCTGAGAGTATCAAACCACACCCGAGGACTAATATCAAAACACCAAGACAAGATAGCAGCATCGAAAGCGGCATTGTGAGCCACTGCAATATGCTTATCGAACTCGAAACTTTGAAGAAACTGCTTCGTCTCCTGCTGTGTGCCGGAGAACCATTGCGGCTGTCCATCATTCACCTGTACGGCTACGCCAATAACCTCAAACTGATCCCCGCGAACGTATTCCTCGGTTGTTATCTTACTTAGGCTGAACTCACTGTCGTAGTAAGTCTCAAAGTCAATCGTCAATACATTCATCGTCTAGCTTCTAGCACCGAAGAAAAAATCGTGTTGTGGAAGGCTTCGTATCGCATGGCATCAAGTACTTGCTTAAAAGCCTGTCGCTCGGCCTCTGTCAGAAAATCCAGCCTCCCATCTGTGTGTGCTTGGATAATCCAAAAGAACCTGCCGCCAGAATTGAACTCCTCTGGATGGCTTCGCATGCGCTCGACCAGTATGCGTACCGCATCTCGCAGCATCAGCATGAGCCTCTCTGTAGTTCCGTTATGGTTTGCTCAAGCAACGGCAGGTTGTTTTCGTGGATGACCAATGCCGTGCCGCCCAACTTGTTGATCTGCTCAATATGTCTGTCCTGTAGCGCAGTGGTCTTGCCGCCATTGGCTTTGGCCTCCACCGCAAGGAACCGGCCAGCAACGCAGCACAGGAAGTCAGGGACGCCGCTGTTGCCGTACATCGTACCGATGGGCATGGCGTAGTACACACCGTGCTTAGCCAGCAGTGCCTTGATCTTGGCTTTTACTTTGACCTCGGGCGTCTGAGCCATTACTCAACCCACTCTATGGTTGTGATCCCTTTGCTTTGGTAGATAGCGAGTCGGTAGTTCGGTTTCTTATCATCTTCGTAATGACAGTGCTCGCACCAGAACTCAATGAGCATCCCGTGCCGACGGAGGCTAGGGTTCATCAGTTCTTTTGAGGGGAAGGGGGTGGCCTGTACGCTCTCACCATCTTGGGCTATGACCGTAGTCCAGTCTGCGTCCTCACCCCTAGCGAAGATCGTAGTATTCTGCTGGTGTAGGTAATCCTCGTTGCACTTAGGGCATGACAGCACGCCCCACTGGCTTACCTTTGCGGCGGTGCGCTTCCACGCTCTCGGTCTCTCGGACATCATCTCGGGGCTCTGGTGTGTTGATATGGGTCGAGTGTACGCCCCTCTCTTGACAAAGTCAAGTCCTCTCACCACAACAAGACCGGGAACTGGTACATGGCCTAACAATGTTAGGC